GATGCAGATTTAGAATTATTAATTTATTTAGATTGTAAAGGAAGATTTACACGAAAAGATTTCATGGACGGAGTTTATACGTATTCATGGGATAAAACAAGGTGGGACAGATTAAGAAAAGATGGTTGGATAGATACTTGGAGACATAGAAACAGGACAACTATTATGTACTCTGTATTTAAGACTTCTTTTAAATGCTCACAAATGATAAGTAGAATATACAGAATACTTTTAGGTGAAGAAGATATGCCTACATCAGAAAGAAGTATTTTTTTTAATAATAAATCATACACAGATAAAGTTTATAATAAGGCTATAGATGATATGATTAAAGATAAAGATAGATAAAAACATGTATGATAAAATAAATGCTTTAGCATCACAAATGCGTTCACCTGTAAGACGTATTACTGACCCTAGCACAAGTAGACAGAATAGACCTCTTGCGACTGATAGTTCTTTATCAGAGTTTGATAGTTTTAATTTTGATGATTTATATGGTGTTACGCCAGATGGCTTTTATGATACAACCGGAATGGGTTATAATTACACTGTTGCTGCCTACGGTGATGATTCTGAGAAAAAACTAAAAAAAGGCAGATATTCATATACCGAAAGAGTTTTAGTTTTAAATGAAGAAGCTAGAAAAACTTTAAAAGAAGATATAGAATGGTTTGAAAACCAGGATGATATTGATGATTTTAGTTATGCTAGAGTAATGGAAACTCACCATCCTGTTTCAACAAGAGATATGTTTGATGTTATACAAACAACTAAAATAGAAAATAAAGATGGTGATTTAGAACAAGTAATTGTTAAAAGTAAAAATAAAACAACAATATATACCTATGATCCAGAAAGTGGTAAACTACTTAATATAGATGACCAAGATGTAGATAACGAGTATGAATTAAGAACTAGTAGGGGTGAATTAGAGTATGTTAAGGGTGAACTTGGTATAGGCCAAAGTCTGGATAGGGAGTATTAACTAAAAAAAAGTAAATGGCATTTAAACTAGGCAAAAATAGAGGCAACTACGCTGTTGGTGGTGAAATAAAAACAAAAATGCGTTTTGGTAAAAACTCAGGGGATGCTGATATATCTATACCTGGCGTACCTATTATTAGGGTGCCTTTAGAAGAAGGTGTATTAGGCGAAGCAAACATGGATGGTAGCATATATATAAGCGATAAAATAAAACCTGGTAGTTTTGAAGAAAGACAAGTTATCAACGAGGAGATGAGGCATGTTACTGATATGAAAATTGGAAAGATTGCTTATGATGATAACAGCGTTACCTACAATGGTATGGTTTATCCTAGAAAAACTATAAACGGAAAAGATATGATTAAAGTTGATGGCACTTGGAAAGAGGCTGGCGATTCTAGTTTTCCATGGGAATTTGACGCAAAAAAGGGTAACGGTGAAAAAAATATTTAAAGATAATAACGATTATAATGAAAAATCTGTCATAGGATTTTTAGCATTTGCAGTAATGTGTGTGATTATGTTAGTGGACGTTATAACAGGTTATTTTGGTAAAGATCTAGTAATTAATGAATTTATATACGATTCATTTGTATTTGTAGTGATTGGTTGCTTCGGTATAAGTGGAATAGAAAAATTCGCAAAAAAGAAATAAATGTTAGATAAATTATTTGGAGGTGGCGCTGCCGACCTCGTAAAAA